TTAGTTAGATATGTTTTCTAAAACATCAATAACCTTGGTATCCTCTTTTTGCGCTTTTTCTTTAATAATATGCGAATACGTTCTAATGGTTTCATTCAACGTTTTATGTCCTAACCTTTGTGAAATGTAACTAAGGTCTATTCCTTCAGCTAGTAGCACTGAACAATGGGTATGCCTTAAAGCGTGCGGAGATCTATTTCTAATTCCTAGAAATTTGCAAGTGCGTTCTAAATATTTACGAACTGCTGTATAGCTAATAGCTGGTTGATAACGTTTTGCTATTTTATCTATAAACAAATAGCAATTGTTATCTTTGCCGTAAACTAGTTTGTATTTTTTTAGATATAAGATTAATTCATCGTTAATGATGATTGTTCTTATGGATGAATCTGTTTTACCATCTGTAAATCTGTTTGTTTTTACATAATCAAATCCACGATTGACGCTTAATGTTTTTTCTTTAAAATCGATATCGTCCCAACTTAAACCGAATACTTCCCCCATTCTGAGGCCGGTTAAGGCAGAGATTAAAATAATTGCTGCCGTTTGCTTTAATTCGTTAGAAACAAATTTTATTATTTTTTCGAATTCGTTTAAGTCCCAATATTTTTCTGCGCTTGTTTTTTCTTTAATGTCATAAGAAAGTAACGTTTTATATGTAAAATCTTTTTCTATTATCCCATCGTGAAGCGCATCTTGTACACATGACCTGATATAATTATGTGTTTTTTCAACGGTATCTTTAGATCTATCTTTGCCTCTTTGATCAATAAAATCTTGATACATGGTTCGTGTTATAGCATTTATTGGGGTATTTCCAAAATAGTCTTCTACTAAATTTAATGTAAATAAATATTTGCTTTCCGTGCTTTTGCTAAGACCTCTGTCTATTTTGTATGTGTATATCCAATGTTCGAAGTATTTGTGAAGCGTTAAGATTTCTCTTGGGTTATCATCAATATCTTTACCATTTTCTATGTTTAATAAAATATCCGATTCTTTTAGCAATGCTTCTTTCTTTGTATCAAATCCTTTCCTGGTTACTTGTTTATACTTACCGCAATCTTTATACGATACTCGACACATCCATTTTTTCGTTTTTTTGTCTTTAGATACAGACATGTTTATTACTCCTATTCTATCGGTGCAAAATTTGATATAATAGGGTACATAAAATAGTCCCTATTATGGGGTTGTTTTTGTGTTATCTCACTCCGATTGTTTGGCGACAGGGGAGTGGGATATTTACTTTGAGTATTTTTTTTAGTATAATAAATGTAAGATAACTTGAGAAGGATAAACGCTGGGTCCCATAATGGGGTAGGTAATACTGAAATGTATCACTGAGCATTCCTATGTGCCTGGGGTTATCTTTTTTTATTTGCACTCTTGAGGCTGGTTACAAAACTATCTGGATTTTTTCTTATTTCACTTATTATAAAATCAACAAATTGCTGCGAATATGTATGGTGAATATTATTTCCAATCGTGTGTTTGTAACAATATTTTTCATCTTCTTTAATAGAATAAAAATCAATAATTAGATTTAATACATAGTGATTAATTGGTTTTGGATAATCTTTAATTTTAATATTGTATCGTTGAAGCCTTTCGTTTACAGATTTTATAACGCTTTTAAATGAGTATTTGTGAGTATCAGATGGATCTTTAAGTTCTTTTATTATATTACCTGCATTATTAGATTTTTTATCTATACTAATTGTAAAATCTGAATCATCTTTCTTTTTAGTTATATAAAGTCTTTGTGCCACATTAATTGAAAATTTATCCGAGTTATACTCATCAGTTAAAACATCAATTTCATTAGCTTTCTGAATATATTTCTCTGCTATTTCAGGAGGATACTTAATCTTGATTTCTTCACTCGTTAATGGTTCGATGCTGGCTGAAATAGTTAGAAAATTTTGCGCTATGTATTGAGTTATATCTTCATTGTGAAAACGCAACATTTCTGATATAAAATTTATTACGCACGCTTGAAAAAGTGGTGCGTATTTTAATTCGTAATCTTCAGTAATGAAATGAGTGCTAATATTTCGCAAATCTATTATTTTTTCTAAATTTTGCCTTATTCTTGTATTTGAATCAGTGTATATTTTTCTAACACTTTCAGAAATACTAATTGTCCTTGTTGGATCATCGTCGAAATAAATGTTTATTTTTCTGTTAATCAGTTCAGCTTTCAACATTAATTCCCAAGCATTACAAATAAAGAAACTAAATCCTTCAATACGATATCTGATAGTCGGTTTATTGTATACCTCTAACCCCATAATAAAAGCTTCAATACTTTTATCAACTAATCTTTTTTGTAAGTCTTCCATATTGCCTCCCTTTATATCATTTTCACAACTCATACTCCACCTTCACAGCCTTGCCGATGATTCTGGCAGGGTTGTTTTTGTTTACTAGATAAGGGGCATAATCCTCGTTGATGGCTTCTAACAAAATTGAATCTCCCAGTTTTCTAACCTTTTTGAGCGTAGCTTCCTCATCCCCATTAACTAGCACCGCAGCAATCTCTCCGTTTTCCACATCTTCCTGATGCCTAATCATTACATAGCTCCCATCAGGGATATTAGGTGCCATACTATCGCCCTTGGCTCTAAGAAAAAACAAATCGCCTTTAGGTAAATTACGATTAAAAGTCTCCCGGTATTCGGAAATATTTTCGTCGGCTAGTATGGGTTCACCACACGCGATAAGGCCTAAGACAGGAATACGAATGGCGGGAGGGATTTCAGTAACGTTTTTCGGCAAATCATTTCTTTCCATAGGAACATCAAACCCCATTAACCAAGCTTCACTTACATTTAAAGTTTTTGACAGAAGATATATTCTGTGTTGGTCTGGCTCTTGTTTGCCATTAACGTATTGAGAAAGCGCGCTTTTACTAAGAGAAATAGAATATTTATCTTGGTATTTTTTACTCATATTTAAAATATCAATTTGCTTTAAGTTTCTTTGAGACATAATTTGGTTAAGGCGAACGCCTGATGATACTCTCTCTTCCATTGCTAGCCTCCTTTATGTTTATATTCTATCAACTATTGAACTTTTATTCAATGAATAAGTTTAAAAAATATGAACTTTTTTATTGACACGATTCAATCTACTTGATAAACTAAGTACAGTTCATGAACGTGAACTAAAAATGAAAGGTGGTGAATGTATGAGTTTTGATTATTCCGCTTTGTCTGGAAAAATTGTAGAAAAATATGGTACGCAATATAACTTTGCAATTGCCATGAACCTATCCGAAAGAAGTCTTTCTTTAAAGCTAAACAATAAAGTTCCGTGGAAAGATGGAGAAATATTTAAAGCAAAAGAATTATTAGATATCGTTAGTGAAGACATTCCATATTATTTTTTTAACGTTAAAGTTCACGAACGTGAACAAACCACATAGGAAGGGGGATGAAAATGAAGAACTATATAAAAATACTCCTCCTGCTTCTTATAGGGGTAATAGCAGGAAGAGAAAGTTATAAACGAGAAACCAAAGTTAGATTTGATAAAAAACTTATCTAGTCTTTCGTTTATTTACAGATGATACAATCTGATGAAAATAATTATAAGATTTTCCAACGAAATCTAAATCAATATGACGAGCATTATCTTTTATATCTACACGTCTATTATAATGTTCAACCATTACTTTCGTCAGCTCTAATGCGATTTCTTTATCATTTAGATGTTCAGACATAATATTCCTCCTTTCATAAGGAGAGTATAGCAGAGTTATAAAAAAACCACATAGGAGGTGGTAACAAATGTCTATCGCAGAATTATTAGAACTTGAAAAAGAATCGTTAATCAAAGCATACGAACAAAAAATAGCGAAGATTGAACAATCAAAAGATGATGGTGTTGGGGATATGAAATGGCTGAGGGAAAAAATCGGAATTTCATCCACTGATACGATCAAAGAGATTCTGTTAATTCCGTTCAAAGATGAGCTGCAAGGCAAATTAGTATTTTATTCAGACGTACAAGGAAAACCGTGGCGGTTCAATAAACAACCGCTGATTAAATGGTTAGAAGAAAATTTTGAAAGGATTGATTGGTAATGAAAAACATACTAAAAACACTCATCCCACTAGCCACAGGATTGGTCGTCGGTGTGGTAGTGGGAAGAGTAAATAAAATAAATTATGAAGAATTTATCAAAGAGATTAGCGATGGTTTGGTTCGTTCAAGTAACCTTCTTTTTGAAGATCATCCAGAACATTAACTAGCAAGTTTGAAGCAAACAACTCAGCTTCAAGCAACGCAACAATAGACATCTTATCTTTAGCTATTTTTCCGTTTTTTAAATATATTGCATTTCTTTCTAATATTTTTTTATTAGAAAATATATCCTTTAGCAATTTATCATGATTTCTTTTTACTATTTCTTTTAAATTGTTTGTGCTCATTGTTTCACCTCGTTTCTATCTATTTTTTGACACATAATTTTATTAATTAAGCAGCAACACACCTACTGCGTAACAAGGATTTAATAAAGAATTATTGTCATATACTATTTTATAATAAACATCAGAATTATCAACATATAGTGGCAAATGATGTTGTTAAACACAATATATAGGGGTGATTAATATTAAAAAAATTATTCAATTGATAAATAATGACTCTCGAAGTTTATATCAAATATCAAAAGATGCTGGGGTAGATTACGCATTGATCCATCGGATAGTGAGTGGAAAAACTAAGAAGAATATTTGGTTAGACACGGCTTTTAAGCTCGCTGATGCACTCGGCGTAGATATCAATGAATTTAGATAATGTATTACCAATGGATTTAATTAATTCTTCGTATGGTTTTCTCGCCGACTTAACAGCATCAACTGCTGGCTGAATACCAGTAATTGCACTTTCATGAGAGTTAAGTTGACCTAAACTAAACGCTGGAGATGTACCAATGATATCCTTATAACTTTTTACCATTGATTCAACTCCTTTAATATTAAGTCCTTCTGGATTAATACCAGCGGTAAATTTAAATCCATCCAATTTGTTATCATACCGGCTTTTTATCCGGTATCTCTCATAGTTTCCTATGAGTTCAGCATATATCTTCATCTCTATGAGATGTCGGGCGCTCGTGGGTTTATTATTTCAAAACCTATGCGTTGCACCTTCCAATTAAGGCTTGGCTCAGTGTTTCCATATCGTATCAGACTTAGGGTTTCATTGAATTCACCCGATACACACTAGGAATCGCTAACTAGTGGGGCAATATAAATGGATTATACAATACTATGTTAATTAACACAATATGTATTTGTTGATAACTTTTTGGACACAATATAGGGGGGTTGGAGATGAGAAATAAACTTAAAAACCTAATAAACCAATCAGGAAAAAGTGTATATCAAGTTCAAACTGAAGCGGGAATGAATTCTGGTTCTTTGTATAGATTCCTGGATGGAAAAACAAAAGAAATTAATTTAAGTGTCGCATTCAAGTTAGCTGATTTACTTGGCGTAGATGTCAACGAATTTAGAGAGGAGACAGATAATGATCAAGTGTCTTAATAATTTCTTTCAGACCGGTGACAACGAAAATTTAAAAGATATATACAGGCTTATTAAATGGCATGCAGCCAATTTGAAATGGTCTGATGCATTTAAAAATATACTGCTAATCATTTTATTAGTTGGTTTCATGTTTTTTGTATTGCTAAACCTAATTGTAGTAGCTTCCGTGGTTTACGAATCCGACCTTAATGGCACGACTTATATCGAGGAATTTCGAAACCATCTCATTATTTTAAGTAATTTAGAACATTAAAAAAAGCCACTCGGCAAAGTGGCATAAGAAATATATTCAATTTGATTATAACACGAAAGGGGTCGCAAACCAATGACACGAAATGAAGAATGTGCGGCGTTCTTAAAAAAATATCCTCAAGCAACCAATGAAGAGATTGCCAAAGAAATGGATACCTCCGAAAACAATGCTAAAAGAATTGTATCCAATCTAAAATCTTCAGGAGCCATAGAAGTTAACTATGAGGACGGAATACGGAATGTAACCGTTCATGAAAATTTATTAAACAACAAGCGAATGGTTGAAAATACAACACGACGTGAACAAGTAGAACGAATGATTGAAATCGTGTTTGACTCACTGGAATACGAAACACAAACCGAGAATATCATTAATGCTGGATATTTGTTCGTCAAACTAATAGATAGATTGTAGGTGAAGTATGAAATTATTTGATAGTTTTGGCCAACCAATTGAACCAGAAGAAGTTAAACATGAAATGGTTGGAAGAGATTGGCGCGGAGTCGCTATCTATCGCGATGACTTTGATAGCTATTTCAGATTATATGATGAGTGGGTTTTAGATGATCCGCAAGAAGTTTATGACTTTATAAAGCGCTATGAAGAAACGTATTACTCAACAGAATTAGATGAGGTGATCCAATGAATTTGTACGAACTAAGTCATCGTTTTGCATTCTTGCAACGCCAATATGAACACTTAGAAACAGATGAAGACTTGGCACAATTGGAATCAGAATTAACAGACACAGAAGTTCCTTTAGCAGATAAAGTTGAGAACATCGCAAAGTTTATTCGCAACCTAGAATCAGAAGAAAAAGCTTATAAGTCCGAATCAGATTATTTTAAAAAGAAATCTACCAAGGCTAAGCGTACCAAGGAACGTTTGAAAGACTATTTATTAATGTGTCTAACACTCGCAGACGTGCAGGAAGTGCCAGGAGACCTATTTACCGTAAGTGTTCGGAACAATGCGCCTAAGCTTAATATTTTGACGAATGAACATATTCCAGAGGAATACTTTGAACCTCAACCATCGCGATTAAAGCTAGCAGAGCTAAAAAAAGATGTGATTAAAAACGGTCTATATGTTGAAGGCGTTGAGATTATTGACAATCCTTCCATTCAGATTAAATAAAGGGGGTGGTAGATATGGGATTACTTAACGCCGGGAAAGTAAAACGGTTTGAAAATTGGACTGTACTTGTATATTCAGAACCCGGCAAAGGAAAAACGACCATGGTCAAATCACTCAAAGGAAAAACGATTCTTTTATCAGTCGATGGGATGTATACAGTGCTCGCGGGCTTAGACAACGTCGATATTTATACGATGGACTCTAAAAAGCCTAATAAAGAAATTGGCGAATTTTATAAATTTGTTCGCTCCCATCTCGATGATTACAACAATATTGTGATTGATAATTTATCGACTTTACAAAAGATATGGCTAAATGAAGCAGCAAGATCCACAAAAAGTGGGATGCCAGAATTAAAAGACTATCCAATCTTTGACCGGGTGCTTCTGGACTTTATCAATAGTCTAAAAGACTTTAACAAAAACTTATTGTTGCTTGCTCATGAGATTAGTGTGGAAATCACCAGAACAAATGGCGGGGTATACACTCAGTTTCAACCAGAATTCCGCAATTTAAACGCGATTATGGGCGTTATTCCATTGGTTGGGCGATTGGTCGTCTACACGAATCAAACCACAAATGAACACGAAAGAATCATTGTTTTGCAACCAACACAGGCTACCAAAGCCAAAGATCAATTAATTGGAAACATTGACACAATTCCACAAATGGAATTACTACCAACATTACAAAAAGGAGAATGAAAATTATGTCATTATTAGAAACTTTAAAAGCAGTCAAACAAGAAGGATACGATCCAAAGACAGATAAGATTAACAATGGTGGTCTATTAGAAACAGGAATCTATCCAGTGCGTTTATTAAGCGCTGAACGTGATATAAGTCCACGCGGTCAAGAACAGTTGATTATTAAGTTAGAAGTTGTATCTGGAGAGTTTGAAGGACGCAAAGAAGTCTTGTTCTTATCATTTAACGCTGATCTTCCAGATTTTGTCCTAGAGAAGAACGGAAAAATTTTATTGTCTATCGTTGAATTTGCCAACATTAAAACTAAAAAAGGCGACCTTGATGATGAAGAAATGGCAGCTGAAACATTAAAACGAGGTATCGGCAACCAATTCAAAATGGACTTAAGAATCGCACCAAATAAAAAGAATCCAGATTATCCACATCGAAATTATGAATTTAGCTCTTTAGAAACAGAAGGACTGGAAGAAATCGACGAGGAAGATGACCTTCCATTCTGATAAAAAAGTTATAAAACGTGGTTATGAGCCAAAATTTCACAAACTTTAAAAAGTGCTACAAACGTTATTGCAGTAGCGTTTGTAGCAAGTTATGTAAAAGTTATGAACATGGTTATGAAAAGCAAAAAATAACTTTTTTAGAGTCAAAAAAGTAAAAATATTCATAACCATAACCACTCACATAACCGTTTCATAACCGTCAAAATGGCTTTATATCAACGTTTATAAGGGGTGGTTATGAAGTTATGTCTAGTATATAGAGTTTTAAAATTTTATATATAAAAATTCCATTTGACTATTTCATAACTTTTCACAAAGTTTAGATAATCAAATGGAAGAAAAATGTAGTATTCCTTGACCTAAGACTATCACGAATGGGAGGAGGAGTCAATGGGTGAAATAATTTTTGATAAGTCACGTAAGAACCTGAAAAAAGTATACAACCGAATCCAATCTGATAAATTAGCCAGAGTGATTAATGAAGAAGAAGTTTTGTTTCTGGCAATCGGTGGATATAATCGGACGTTTGAATTATTGCTAGCGATGGGATTATACAAAGATGATATAGCAACTTTTTCAAATTTGAATTTGACCAATACTTTTATTGAGGAAACACATAATAAAAAGGTGTTGTATATTCGTAAAATTAATTATGTGACTAACGTAAATAAGACTCTTTCATACACTAAAAAAACACTGGATTTAAATGTGGCTGACACATTTGAAGAAAGCATGCTTATTTATAAAACAGCAGAACGTATGTTTGGCACAGGTAAAAACAAACACCATTGGATAAAACCGAGCATTGTTGTATTGGACGACCAGTCATTAAACTTACAGTTCGATGGCCATCGATTCCACTACCAAAACGAAATTGGATTTGTACAGATACGCAATCGAAACGCTAATCCATATGACATTGTTAAAGAGATTCAAGACGTGGAAGAAGCGGACAAGATGATGTTTGCCCTGTATCAAGATAATGGGGTGGATGAAACCGAGGTATTAGATGCTTTAACTAGACTTCATCAAGCGGTAAGCAGAAACATTGATGATGAATGGTATTTTAAACCAACCGAATTTAAGAAAGTGGTCGGATCTAATCAATTAGCCAATCGATTGAAAGAAATTAAAGAACTTTCGATTCGGCAGCTAAAAAACAACAAGAAACTAGGCAAAGAAAATGCGTGTTGGGTTATCGTTCCTGAAACGGCTTTTGAATTTAAAGGGTTTGATTATCAAGATGAAGAAGAAATATTCAACATGGAGCTTGAACAAGAAGCGATGGAAGAAGAACAACAAGCAATCCAAACAGAACAGTTGTTAAATTCAATTCTTATGAAAGAGATGACCATCAACTTGAAAGTTGGTTATCAAGGGAATCAGATGCGATCAAGCGACAATGAAACCTTGCATTCGTTTATCCGGTCTGTTGACAAGATGGAAGAAGATTTGGAAGCCACTAGCTTGTTGCAAGGAGCTTCAACGGAACAAGAATATAAGCATGTTAAAGCAAACTATGTTGCATACTTCTTGGACGGTAATTTTAAAAATGATATCCGCACCAATGAAAATTATTTAGGCGGAAAAATCTTATTAGCCTTAGATATTGATGATGGTAATTTAGGCCGCCAAGAAGTGGAACGCAAGTTAGAAGCGCAGGGATTGTTTGGCTTAGTTTATCCAACTGCTAAATATTATTATGACGGTTCCTTAAGGTGGCGTGTCATCATGATGGCTGACGAAGAGATGGACGTTGATAGTTATCGAAATACCATTAAAGGCGTTTCAAAAATGTTAAACATCGAAATTGATTCGGCTTCAGAAAAGATTGCCCAGCTAATGGGAATGCCTTTTAAATACAAAGATATTTCTATTGTGACTGGAACAAAAGTTAACGTAAAACAATTTAATCGAGATAAAGAAAAAGTGATTGATTTTAATACAACAATTACTACCAACAAATCAATTATGGATTTTAATCATCCGCAAGCATTTAAACTTAAACGGGTGATAGAACAAGGTGTTCCAGAAGGTAAGCGAAATAATACTTATTTTGAAGTCATCAGATATTTAAGAGATACCCTGAACAATCCTAGTTTTAAAAATCAGCATGATGAAGCGCGCGAATTGGAAGAAAAAGTTATTCAACAAATGTATGCAGATGGACTAACAGAAAAAGAAGTGGAGGTAATCTGTCGTGAAATATGATTTTTCCAAAGCAATTTTAAGGAATATTGAACGGACATATACATTTGCCCATGCTAAAAATGCTCATCAATATCCGGGGACGGCAGAATCATACAATCCTTATCATTTTTTTGAAGAATTGCTTGAACACAATCCTTTTGGAACTTTTATGGAATTAGAGCGATATGCATTTAAAAACACTAAGAATGCTTTGATACGCTACAACATTCCTTACACCAATGAACAAGAGCGAAAGGCTAGAATTTATTATGACGTTACACAACTCATGCAAAAAGAACGCAGCGATTATGTGTCGATGTTTGTAGATGAGGAAGATTTGGACGGAACCGGCGTTGAACTGTACGCTGACCCTTATATCTTAACAACCAAAGAAACTATTCTGGTAAGTGAAGCCATTGATCAGTTGCCTAGTTACTTACCTACGCAAAATGTTTTATATCAATATATTGTTCCGATTGAGATTCAGAAAACTAAAGAACAGATGGACGCTTTAAACGGTTGTTTAAAAAATCATGTTTCTTCTTTGATTGGGGGTGCAGGTACAGGAAAGAGTTATGTGACGGCTGCAATTATTGACCAACTCAAGAAAAACAACAAAGAAATAGCAATTTTAGCACCCACTCATAAAGCTAAAGAGGCACTCCAGGAAAAATTGAATTTTGGCATCGTTAAAACCATTCATAGCTTTGTTCACAATCCATTTTATTGTGATGTGATTGTCATTGACGAAAGCGGAATGCTTTCTACGCCTTTATTTAAGAAGCTAATGGATGTATATAAAGGGCAACAACTCATCTTTGTAGGCGATAAAAATCAAATCCCACCGGTTGAATATGGGCGACCGTTTGAACGAATCCTGAACAATTTTAAAACATTTGAGTTGGTTGAAAATCATCGTTCAGATGCTTACGACATTATTGCATTAGGCAGAGAAATCTTGGGGATTCCTCAAAATTCAAACATGCAATTTAATAATATTGAAATTGTATCCACCACCAAAGAGGCATTTCACAGAGGAGCGGAAGTCGTTTTAACTTATACCAATGGCAATGTTAAACAAGTAAATGATGAGCAAAAAATAAAGAATGGCCAACGCTCAATTTCCCCCAATTTTTGTATCGGCGATATTATCATCGCTAAAACAAATGACGAACGCTTTTATAATGGGCAGTTATTTGAAATTATCGCCTATAACAAAATTTTAAATCAAGCGAACGGAAAAATAGTTGATATCAAAACCGCTTTAGATCTTGATTATAATTTTGACTTAGCATATGGCCTCACTATTCACAAATCGCAAGGGTCTGAGTGGGATGTGGTCGCATATCAACCAAGTCATTTAGACACACGAAATTTAGCCTATGTAGCAGTTACACGCGCCAAAAAGAAGCTAATTATTGTTGGCGATGAATTGAAAACAGAATATTTGGAAGAGAGGAAGTGGAAGCAATTAGCATGAAATTAATTGCTTTTGACCAATCAACCACTTGTACAGGTTATTGTGTGATGGAAATGGACTCGATGAAAATCGTTGAGTCCGATGTTTTTAAACCCAAGGGGCCAACTAATGACCGTATTCGTAAAACAGTTAAAAAGTGTATTAGACTTTGTGATGATCACCAGCCAACCTTTGTCTTTATCGAAGGTATCCAAGTGCAGCGTAATCCAAAAGTTTATGAAGTATTAGCTAAATTACAAGGCACACTTGAAATATGTCTGGAAGAAAAAGGCTATATCGTCAATGTTGTTAAAGCATCAGAGTGGCGGAAGTTGGTGGGGATCAAAACAGTTGGAAGGTCTAATTTGAAACGAGAAGCGATGAACATGGTAGCAGAAATTTATCAACTTGATGTTCCAGAAGATGAATGTGAAGCTATATTGTTTGCGCGAGCTTTTGCGAAAGGAGATGACTAATGGAAGCCATCAGACCAAGACATTATAAAAACAAATCCGGCAAAGATTTATTTGATCAATGGCACAACGAATATAATCTAGAAATATTTAAGGCCATCATGATTAGTATTGCCGAACGGTATATTAAACGAAACAAAGATAATCCTATACAAGATATAGAAAAAGCTATTGAAACATTATCACGGTTGAAGGAGTACATGGAAAATGATTTACGAAATAATACAGGGAGTGAAAGTTAACGGCGATATCGTCAGTGAGCACGACAATGTATTTATCATTGAAGCCGTTGATGGATACCGCTATGTGGTGCATAAGGAAGATATCATCGAAAATTTTAAGCGAAAACGAGGGACACAATCGTTTTTAAAATCCGTTAAATTTAATCTTGATGAATGCAAGGCGCAACATAAACTGCCAGACATTTGCGCAGCGTATGAGAGGAGTTATGTAAAGTGTTCTGGATAGAGCGAGATGGTGGGGCAGTTAGAATCTGTCAAAAAATAAATCAAACCACACACGAATTTAGGACGGATATCGACGGCTTAGACGATCTATTTAATGCAGTGTATGACGAATTGAAAGAATATAGCAAAGAACAGCATAAATCTTTTGAAGAACTTGACCAAGCCTACTGGCGAGACCAAGGCTTTGGTGGGAGTCTGTGGAGCGACGGACAGCCAGATAACTTAGATTATTTAGGGGGAAGATATGATGGATAAACGAGAAGTGATTAATAAGATTACTGAAATAATAAACGGGTTAGAAGAGCCATTCGATTGGCAAACAACAGAATGGGAGGCAGTGGAAGAACCAGAGAAAGCTAAAATACCAAAGTTTGTAGCTAACTGGATTAAAGAAGTTAAATTTGGCGGTGGAACACTGAGAGAAGCCTTAGACTTTATTGCTCAGCCCGATGAAGTTTACGGATGGGTTTATGCAAACGATTATAATAAGTTTGAAGTGCTAGCTAAAGCTTGGATAAACGGTTACGAGATTGAGAAAGAACCGTTATTTTACGCCAAGATAAAAGGCAGCGAGTTGACAAGAGATTATTATAGACGGTATTGGAACTACTTACCCTTAGAAGATAGATTTATTGTTTTAGGTAATCATCATACTGACGAATATCAAACTAAATTCAGCAAAGAACAATGGAACAACCTTGGCATCAACGACACCAACGCTGATTTTGAGGAGGTGGAATCATGAAAACAATATTATTACTCGTGTTATTTGTAGGGGTGACACTCGTCCGCTTAGACAAGGATGATTGGCGTTGAGCGATGTTAAGCGATATTTAAACCAAGTAAGATATAGCAACCAGGACATCAACTCAAGACAAAAAGAGTTGGACGATTTGAGGCGCAATATACCATCGGCGAGTAATTGGAAGACCGACCCAGTGCAAGAAACACATACCAATGGTAGTTTTGTAGATAAGTTGGTAAAGTTAGACGATGAAATTTCAAACAAAATAGATAGATTGATAGAGGCTAAACGTACAATATCAAATCAAATAGATCAGTTGGAAGTTAAAGAACATCATATAGTTCTACGTGAGCGTTACCTCAATCAACGAAGTTATGAGTATATAGCTGATGTGATGTATACGTCAGATAGAAATGTTAAAAGAATCCATGGTCGTGCTTTAGAAGAGTTTAGAACAAAGTTTCAACAGGAAATAGACAGTTTTATTAAATCCTGTCCCTAAATGTCCCTGTTTGTCATTGTTTGGCACTCATATATATGATACGTTGGTATTGTGAAAAATATATATTATGAGCTGCCCATCTAAAAAAGTGGGTGGCTTTTTATTTTGCCCCCCCACCTATATAACGAGGAGACTACCATGAAAATAAAACGCCCCGATAAGGTTGGAACCCACCGGACTACATACGAGAAGAATAGGAAGAGAATCATGGCAAGCCAGAACGTTTGTGCAATTTGTGGTTATCCTGTTGACTTCTCTTTAAAAGCTCCGAATCCAATGAGTCCAGTAATCGATCATATAATACCTATTGCAAAAGGTGGGCACCCTTCTGACATAAGCAACCTACAGCTAGCGCATTGGACTTGTAACAGACAGAAATCAGATAAACTTTTCAATAATAAGGAAAATATGACGAATAATAAAAAGATCCTGGGCAATCGTAATCTGCCACAATCAATGGACTGGACTCAATTTAAATTTACTAACGGATAAGGGGGGCATACCACCCCCACCGTTGGTTGCTCGGGACTTCACGTCGTACTGCACATATTTTCTTGCGCCAATACATATCACAAAAAAGGAGTCAAAAAATGGATCTAATGGGAAAAGAATATCTTGAAAAAAAGCTAAACAATCATAAGCATAGGGTTGAAACACGCTATAAATACTATGACATGAAACATAAACAATGGAATAAAAGCTTTACAATGCCACCGCAAATACAAATGATGTTCAAATCAACCATTGGCTGGACTACCAAAGCTGTTGATACCCTAGCTGACAGATTGATATTTAGAGAATTTGCTAATGATCTATTCGATTTGAATGAAATATTTGATTTGAACAATCCAGATACATTTTTTGACAGTGCCATTCTTTCGGCGCTAATTGCCTCTTGTTGTTTTGTGTATATCTCAAGTGATAAAGATGGTTATCCAAGACTACAAGTTATTGAAGCAAATAACGCAACTGGAATCATTGATCCGATTACTGGTCTTTTAAAAGAAGGTTATGCAGTATTATCACGCACCAAAGAAGGTAATCCAGAAACAGAAGCCTATTTTCAGACAGGATTAACTACTATTTACAACAAAAGTAATAATACTGTTACTAAATATAAAAATAATGCACCAGCACCCTTGTTGGTACCAATCATCAATAGACCGGATGCAGTGCGCCCATTTGGACGGTCTCGGATATCTCGCTCAGCCATGTATTGGCAGAACTATGCAGCAAGAGTTTTAGAACGTTCAGATGTTACGGCAGAATTTTATTCATTCCCTCAAAAATATGTAGTTGGTACCAGTCAAGATTCAGAAAAACTAGACACTTGGAAAGCAACTGTTTCATCCATGCTTGAATTTACCCAAGATGAAGATGGTGGTCATCCAATTCTTGGTCAATTTACGACATCTAGCATGACCCCATTTATTGAACAATTAAGAATGGCAGCTGCTGGTTTTGCTGGTGAAACTGGATTAACCTTGGACGATTTAGGATTTGTAACTGACAATCCATCGAGTGCTGAAGCCATTAAAGCTAGTCATGAAACGTTGAGAGTCACTGCTAGAAAAGCACAGAGAAACTTTGGAAGTGGATTTCTAAATGTTGGATTCTTAGCAACGTGTATTCGAGACAATTTCAGCTATAAACGAAATCAGTTCTATAAAACCATTCCGAAATGGGAACCTGTATTTGAACCAGACGCTGCAACAATTTCGGCGATTGGTGATGGTGTTATCAAGATTAACCAATCAATTCCAGGATACTTTGGTAATGATAATTTGAGAGATCTAACAGGCATGGAAGGAGATTCAGATGGATATATCCCAGGATTTGCTGAAGACACTGCAAACGGCGTTTTACCAAAAAATCAAATCGGACAACCAAATCAAGAAACTTAATAATCAATTACATAATAAAAATTATAGTTACCATGAAGCAAATTCATTTGCCATTAGGGTTGGTGAACTGTTATCTGAAACCTTTTCAGAGAATATAAAAAGCGACGAATTACCAAACGGTAAAATGTATTACAATATTGCAAAGAAAGTAATTGAACCGATGATGGTAGACAATCATGGCGTTGTAGCTGAAAACTGTCGGCAAACACAATCATTACTCAATAAACAAGCAAATCTTGGTATTGTTGGCCAGAAACCTGAACTTAATAATGATCGAATTCAAGGAATCGTTCAAAGGATTGCAGATGAAGATAACTTTGATGATATTAAATGGATCCTTGATGAACCCATCGTTAACTTTAGCCAATCTATCGTTGATGATTCTATTAAATCAAATGCAGATTTGCATTATAAAGCTGGACTGTCTCCCAAAATCGTGAGAACTGCGAATGCTGGTTGTTGCGAGTGGTGTAGTAAGATGGTTGGAAGCTTTGATTACCCATCTGGTTTGCCTCCAGATGTGTTTAGAAGGCATGGTCATTGCCGGTGTGAAGTTCATTATCATCCGGGGGATGGTAAAAAGCAAAATGTATGGGATAAGAAGTGGAACCGAGAAGACGAAGCTGATAAAATTAAGAAAAGGATTAGTTTTAGTAAAAGCCATAACATTTCTAAGGTAAGTAATCATATTGTAAGAGACTACTTAACTAGAAAAGATGTCAAAGATATGATTAATAAAGAAAAACAGTTACGCCATTTAGAAAAAACTCGCGATGAAGGAAGAAGTTACATGTATGGAGATCTTGTAACATCTCAGTTAAAATATCATCGCCTAAAAGGCACGGGTATACCAATCATGTCAATCAAAGGATGGACTAATAAAGAACGAGTAGCAGATAATCAACCTTTAGGTGTTTACCAAGATGAAAACGGCACTAAATACGAATCTCGACATGGGATTATTATTTATTCGAAATCAGGAAGCCATATTTATCCAACAAGGGAGGAGTAAAAATGCAATTAAAAGAATATTGGGGTAAGAAAGTTTTTTTAGAATCTAAGAATGGAAAAATTTTTAGAGGAAAAGTGAGTGATTATGTATATCCTGAAGACAATGAAAATGGTAAAGAAAGTATTATTATTGATGCAGTCGGATATGAATTTCCTTATGAATTTTATGAAAATGACATAAAGAAAATTGAAATCATAAATTAGAAGGTGGTCAAATGGCTAAAGATAATTATCCGGTGATTGTTTATCAAATATTGGCTTATTTATATAGTTGTCTAAAATCTGATATTAAAGTAGATGAGTCCTATTTGTTTCCTCAAGGCAAGCTGTTTAATATAAATACAAATTATTGGAAATTTATTATTTTTAATCTTGTTGATGGTGGATATGTTGAGGGAGTTGTTTTAGAAAAGGTTTGGGGCCAAAAGTACCCAAATGTTATTGATTTAGAAGAGATTAGTATTACACCGTTAGGGATTCAGTATCTAACAGATAATAGCTTTATTGCTAAAGCAAAAGAAATGCTTAAAGATGCGAAATCTATTATCCCTTTTGTCTAATTTAAAATCATAAGTAGCAGGAGGTGTTGCTGATTGGCGCCCTTAGAAAGGGGTGGTAATAATAGGTAATAAAATTAAATTTGGCAATCAAAACCCTACCGTTAGCTTCCTAATTAAGTTCAAAAAAAGTAATTATCAAGAAGCTGTTGATTTCTATGAACGGACTGGATTAAAAGTATACGATTGGCAGAAAAACTTATTAAAACCACTGATGGCCATTGAAAATGATGGCTTATGGACTCACCAAAAATTTGGTTATTCACTTCCTCGGCGTAATGGTAAGACAGAAATTGTTTATATTAAAGAATTATGGTCGTTGGAAAAAGGTTTAAATATCCTTCATACAGCGCATAGAATTAGCACCGCCCATTCATCCTATGAAAAGCTCAAAAAATATCTTGAAGATTGTGGCTACGTCGAAGGTGATGATTTCAATTCAATCAAAGCAAAAGGGCAAGAGCGGTTGGAATTGTATCATTCTGGTGGAGTTATCCAATTTAGAACAAGAACATCTACTGGTGGCCTAGGTGAAGGTTTTGATTTACTGGTTATTGATGAGGCCCAAGAATATACTGATGATCAAGAATCCGCCTTAAAATATACAGTGACCGACTCTGACAATCCTCAAACGATTATGTGTGGGACACCACCCACTCCAATATCAAGTGGCACGGTATTTACAAAGTACAGAAACAATTGTTTAGATGGTGGTTTAAAGTACTCTGGTTGGGCAGAATGGTCGGTCCCAGAAATGAAAGATATTCGTGATGTTGATGCGTGGTATGAGACCAATCCTTCTATGGGTTACCATCTAAATGAGCGTAAAATCGAAGCTGAGCTTGGGGAAGATGAACTTGACCATAATGTTCAGCGGTTAGGTTTTTGGCCTAAATACAACCAAAAATCAGTGATTTCTAAAGAAGAATGGGGAGCAATGGGAGTTGAAAAACTTCCCGATTTTAATTCTAAGTTATTCGTGGGTATCAAATATGGCAAAGACGGCGCCAATGTTGCCATGAGTATTGCGATACGTACCAAAGAAAATAATGTATTTATAGAAGCTATTGATTGTCAATCGGTTAGAAATGGGAATGGTTGGATATTAAATTTTTTAAATCAAGCAGACGTTTCAAAAGTAGTGGTCGATGGTGCTAGTGGTCAATATATTTTAGAGAAAGAAATAAAAGAGGCAAAGATTAAACCAAGACCAATTTTACCAAAAGTATCTGAAGTGATTGTGTCAAATTCGGCTTTTGAAAGAGGCATAAATACACAAAATATTGTCCACATGAATCAACCTTCATTAACACAGATTGTTACGAATTGTGAAAAAAGACCCATTGGTTCAGCTGGAGGATTTGGCTATCGAAGTCAATATGAAGATTATGATATTTGCTTAATGGATAGCATGATATTAGCTCACTGGATTTGTTTAGAAACAAAAAATAATCGACAACAAAGAATAAGTTATTAACACACTCACATTTATGTGGGTGTTTTTTATGTCCGCAATGACGTTAAACTATCGTATTCATGCGTTAAATGAAAACTTCACGGTGTCGGACACCGAAATCAAAACGAGAAGGAGATCAATAATGAATAGAGATTTTTTAAAAGGTTTAGGAATTGCGGATGAAGATGTTGAAAAGATTATGGCTGAGCATGGAAAATCATTAAAAGCTGATAAGGGACTTCAAGAAGACTATGAAGCACTAAAAAATGAAAAACACAGTCTTGAACAAACAATTTCAGCATTAAATGATGAAAAGAATGAATTATCAAATAAGTATTCAGAGTTAGAAACAGAACGAGATAATTTATCAAATGATTTTTCTGTTTTGAAAAATAAAGAACTCAAGCGAACTATTGCTATTCGCCATAATTTACCAATTGATTTATCTGATCGCTTGGTGGGAGATGATGAAGAAACATTATCGAAAGATGCGGAAAACTTAGCGAGTTTTATGACTATCAATAACAATGTAGCGCCTTTAAAGGAATCTGAACAAGCTCAAAGTGACGAAGATTCAGCATATAGAAATTTATTAAGTGCATTTGACACAGAAGAATAAAAAAGGAGAGAAGAAAATATGGTATTAGAGCGTAAACAATTATTTGAACCGAAGTTAGTTTCTGATTTATTTTCTAAGGTACAAGGAGAATCATCTTTAGCAGTATTATCTAATCAAGTTCCAATTCCATTTAATGGGATTAAAGAGTTTACTTTTAACATGGATAAGGAAATTGATATTGTAGCAGAGTCAGGCAAGAAAACCGAAGGTGGAATTTCAATTGCACCTCGTAAAATGGTACCAATTAAATTTGAATACGGAGCCCGTGTATCTGACGAGTTTCTATATGCTGCAGAAGAAGAAAAAATTAATATCCTTAGAGCGTTTAATGATGGATTTGCTAAAAAAGTGGCTCGTGGTCTAGATTTAGCTGCGTTTCATGGGGTGAACCCACGTACAGGAGAATCATCAACGGTTGTTGGCAATAATCATTTTGATAAACTTGTAACTCAAAAGGCAGAAGCACCATCAGAATTAACCGATGCAAATGGTGTTGTAGAATCAGCTATTTCCACCGTTCAAGGTTCTGGAGCAAGCATCACAGGTTTTGCCATGTCGCCAGTGTTCCGTTCTGCTTTATCTAAACAAATAAAAGCTGATGGCAGTGCTATGTTCCCAGATTTAGCTTGGGGTAATGCGCCATCAAGCATTAATGGTTTAAATGTTCATGTTAACAAAACAGTATCTGATATGACTAAAGAAACCGTCATGGGTTATATTGGAGATTTCCGAAATGCCTTCAAATGGGGTTATGCAAAACAAATTCCACTTGAAATCATTAAATATGGTGATCCAGACAATTCTGGTCTTGACCTTAAAGGTTATAACCAAATTTATATTCGTGCTGAGGTTTATTTAGGATGGGGTATTTTAGAACCTAATTACTTCTCACGTATTGTCCAAGGAAATGTAATGGGGGATAGCGAATGAGATATATCAACAAATTAAATGGGGCAGTCATTGATGTGACTGTCCCTATTTCTGGTGAAAACTGGGAAAAAATGGAAAATAAACAAATTAAAATAAAAGATGTAAAACAAGAAACCGATAACGAAATTAAAGCAGAAGTAAATGATGTTGAAGATAAAGAAGGATTTGATCTAACTAAACTAACAGTTAAAGAACTCAAGGCATATGCTAAATCTAATGATATTGAATTGCCTTCAGAAGCTACAAAGAAAGATGAAATTATCGAAGTTATTGCAACGTCTTTTCAGGATTAGGTGAATAGTATGGAAAATTTTGCCACTATCGAAGATGTAACAAATCTTTGGCGAAAGATGACCAATGACGAAATGAACCGAGCAAAAAGCTTACTTCCAATTGTTTCAGACACACTAAGAGTAGAAGCAAAAAAGGTTGGAAAAGATTTAGATTTATTATCCATAGAAGATGAAAGCTTTAAGAGTGTTCTAAAGTCAGTTACAGTTGATGTTGTCGCTCGAACACTAATGACATCAACGGATAAAGAACCAATGATTCAGGAGTCTCAGGCTGCATTAGGATATTCTTGGTCTGGAACATTCCTAACCCCCGGTGGTGGTTTATTCATTAAAGACCAAGAACTAAAAAGACTTGGATTAAAAAAACAAAAAATTGGGGTGCGTGAACTATATGGAGATGATCCATGGCATAACGATTTCTTTGATGGATACTCAGATTATTGGTAAAGATCCTTTTGGAAAATCGATTGTCAAAGAAACGGAAGTAAAAGTTGATAATGTCATTGTATCGCCAGCAACCTCAGATGATATCACTAATCAAATAAATCTAACCGGGAGAAAGGCAATCTATACTCTAGGTATCCCGAAAGGTGACACGCACGACTGGGAGAACAAAGAAGTAAGATTTTTCAATCAAAGATGGCGTACTTTTGGCATTCCATTAGAAGGAATAGATTCTATGATTCCGTTGAAATGGAATAAGAAGGTGATGGTTGAACGTTATGAATAATTTTAAATTTGTATTAAATAAAAAAGGTGTAGCTGAACTCATGAAATCAGCACAAATGCAGAATATTTTAACTGAAAAAGCTTCCGCAATAAGCGATCGTTGCGGTAGTGGCTACGAGCATGATGTTTATGTTGGTAAAAATCGTGCGAATGCAATGGTAAAAACAAGTACGTTTGCAGCGAAGAAAGACAATTTAAAAAATAACACACTCTTAAAGGCGGTGCACTAATGATTGAGGTATTATTAAAAGAATACTTAGATAATCATTTGGATGTACCGTCTTTTTTTGAGTTTGAAGATTATATGCCGAATTCGTTTGTGTTGATAGAAAAAACAAGTGGTAGGTATTCTAATAAACTCAAATCATCAACCGTGGCTATTCAAAGTTATGGAAAAACAATGTATGCAGCTGCTTTGTTAAATGAAAAAATAAAAGAACTGATGGACAATCTTGTAGAGTTAGATGAAGTTAGTGGTATTCATTTGAATTCTGATTATAACTTTACAGATATTGACTCTAAAAGATATCGATATCAAGCTGTTTTTGATATAAATCATTACTAGGAGGAATATTAATGTCAAATACACAACATGTCACGTCAGCTAAACCAAAAGTTGGCGGAGCAATTTATACAGCGAAATTAGGCTCAACATTGCCAACAGATGCATCCACCGAATTAGATGGTGCTTTTAAACCATTAGGATTTATTTCGGAGGATGGTCTAACCAACGAACACACACCAGAATCAGAAAATATCAAAGCGTGGGGCGGTCAAGTAGTTAGTACCGTATTAACAGAACGAAGTGATAAATTTACTTACACATTAATTGAGAGTTTAAATATTGATGTGTTAAAAGAAGTTTATGGTTCTGAAAATGTAACAGGAACATTGGAAAGCGGTATTAAAGTAACCGCCAACTCAAAAGAATTAGAAGAACATCCAATTGTTGTCGATATGATTTTAAAAGGTGGCGTTCTAAAACGGATTGTTATTCCGGTTGCCAAAGTATCTGAAATTGGCGAAATCGTATATAAAGATGATGAAAACGTTGGATATGAAGTCACGATCTTAGGATTGCCTGACAAAAATGAAAATACGCACTACGAATATATTCAAAGCAAAGGGGAGGATGTGGAATAATGATTAAAGGTCAAACTAAATCAGGGTTTAAATATGAAATCGAAGAAAAACGATTAGAAAATTATGAATTGATGGAAGTAATTTCAAAAGTTGATTCTCAACCGTTATTGCTCCCAAAAGTCATTGATTTATTATTGGGCGAAGATGCCGACAAATTAAAAGATCATGTTCGTGATGAAGATGGGATTGTATCAGCAGAAAAGTTATTCGGCGAAATCGAAGAAATTTTTGCATCACAAACTCAAGTAAAAAACTAACTGTCCTTGCTTGGATGATAAAAACGGATGAGAATGCGCTGATATGTGATCTAGCAGAAACCTATCATATATATGACTACAAACAGCTACCTTTAAGCACGGTAGCTGTTTTTGCTTCTGGTCTCAGTAACAATTCACGAATTAAGTTAAAGATGAATGGGTTGAAAATATCACTTGAAACCATGTTTTTAGCACAAATACTGGACGATTTAAACATTTTAGTATGGTCAAAAACTAAGGATTCTAAAAACGGAAAAAATAAACCAAAATCAATTTATAGGATGTTGGTCGATGAACCAGAGGAGCGAAAAGAACTTGCGTTTGAATCCGGTGAGGACTTCTTAAATACAAGAAATAAATTACTAAGACAGATAAGGGGTGATGAATAGTGACTGATTTAGGACAAGCCTATGTACAAATCATACCTTCTGCTAGAGGTATAAAAGGCTCAATAACACAGGCACTTGGTCCAGAATCCGCGATGGCCGGCGCCTTTGCTGGAACAAAAATAGGGACTAAAATGATTTCTGCCCTAACAGGCATTATTTCAACCGCTGCGATTGGTAAAGCTATTTCAGATTCGATTACAGAAGGTGCTGCTTTAGAACAATCTATTGGTGGTATTGAGACTCTTTTCAAAGGCCACGCAGATAAAGTTAAAACTTATGCTGATGAAGCCTATAAAACGGCTGGCTTGTCAGCCAACTCTTATATGGAAAATGTTACGAGCTTTAGCGCTAGTCTCTTACAATCATTAGGCGGAGATACTTCAAAAGCGGCCGATGTCGCAAACATGGCCATGATAGATATGGCAGATAATGCGAATAAAATGGGGACATCCATCGAAAGCATTCAGGATGCATACCAAGGCTTTGCTAAGCAGAATTATACCATGCTCGATAACCTAAAATTGGGTTATGGTGGTACAAAAAGTGAAATGGAACGGTTGTTGGCTGATGCCGAAAAACTAACCGGTGTTAAATATGACATCAACAACCTTTCTGATGTTTATAATGCGATCCATGCGATTCAAGGTAAACTTGAGATTACTGGGGCAACGGCTGATGAAGCTGAAAAAACATTTTCTGGGTCATTAGCAGCAATGAAAGCATCATACAAAAATGTTTTAGGAAAATTAGCACTTGGTGAAGACATTAAACCATCTTTAAAGGCATTAGCCGAAACAACATCTACATTTTTACTTGATAATTTTTTCCCAATGGTTGGGAATATCTTAAAAGGATTGCCAACTTTATTTGTTGGATTATATCAAGAATTTGTTCCAAGATTAATGGAACTTGGCGGTAAATTGATTGAAGGGATATCTCAAGGATTAACAACTGGCTTGCCTAAATTTTTAGAATCATTCAGTACGGTTTTTTCTAACGTGCTTACATGGATAACGTCAAACTTGCCGATGTTGCTAGAAATGGGCGTACAAATATTAACAAACATTGCCAACGGTATTCTACAGGCTTTGCCACTGTTGATTACTATTGCTGGGCAATTAATCGTCCAATTTGTTCAATTTATGATGACGAATATACCAGTCATTTTACAAGCTGGGGCAGATTTGATTTTAAATTTAGTAACAGGAATTATTCAAAATTTGCCGGCTATAGGCGAAAGTGCCATTAATGTTGTTAGCAGCTTCATTGACGTTATTTTGAGTAATTATCCTCAATATTTATCTTCTGGTAGAAATATCATAACTAACCTGATAAACGGTATTATTAGCTTAATACCTAGTTTAATAGCTACGGCCGCTAGCCTAGCAGTTCAGTTCATTGCAATGATTTTATCTCATATACCACAGATTATTTCTGCTGGTATTGAAATAATCGCGTCCTTAATTGAAGGGATTACTGGCCAAATTTCATCTGTCTTAGATATATTTACTAAATTGGGTTCAGATATTATTAGTTCAGTCCAAAACATTAACTTATGGGATGCTGGATCAGCGATTATGAATAGTTTGCTGAATGGGTTAAAATCTGCTTGGGAAAACGTTAAAGGGTTTTTCTCGAGAGTCACCTCATCTATTCCAAAATTAAAGGGTCCATTACCGTATGATAAGCGAATGCTCATCCCAAATGGTAAGGCAATCATGACAGGGTTGTATAAGGGGTTAAATGAAAATTTTCGCTATGTAAAAGAATCTGTATCAAGCATGGCTGGTGCTATCTCTAAGGAACTTACAGATAACATTGATTTAAACAAATTTAATTTAGACCATTTAAAAACATTAAAAATTAAACCTATTATAGATAATGGTTCATTAGATTTAAACAATGTAAAGAAAGAGTTTGACACAAATGCGTATTTCGGTACTCAGTTGACTCCGAATAGTTTCTATAGTAATCGAGATAAAAACACAGATGAATATTTGGAGTCGATTATTAACAAATTAACGACCATCGTAAATAAAGACAGCGATTTATATATGGATAGTAAAAAGGTTTCTCGAGAAATTGATGAGCCTTTACGTAGGTATCAACAGATTCAAGATAGAACCAATAAACGAATTTTAGGAGCGTGGTAAGATGTACTTAAAAGGATATTACGATGATGTAGAATTTACTAAGTACTGTATTATTAACAACGTTACCCCCACGCTCATGGCTCCTCGCGATAATAACTTTATTACAAATACCTCTTTGTCAGGATCTAAATTCTATCAAACACGATTAGGTCAAATTAAATTGGAAGTAGATATTACGATAAAAAATGATGTCATGGACAATTTAGATCAATTGAATAAAATTTTATTCAGTACAGAGCCTAAAAAACTTAGGTTTAGTAATCGTAATGATAGATATTTGTTAGCGATTATAGATGGTGAAGTGCAATTTAGCTCTAGTAATAAAGCAGGCAAAGCTAAAATTACCTTCATCAGTCCGGACTATTTCTGGCGAGATGTTAAAGGCCTAACTTTTGTTGAATTAGAAGAAGGCCTCGGAATCTTAGAAAACAAAGGAACCGCACCAACGTATCCATATTTTGATTTATATTTCGGTCGAGATTGTGGCTATTTATGTATCATGTCGCCGAACGGATTTATTTCGTTGGGAAATCCGACTCAAGAAGATAATATAATCGTCCCACCTAGTGAAATTGCGATTGATGAGCCGATTGTTTCGTCCAAAGGTAAATTGGTAGGATGGACAGAAATAAATGATGCAAAGACGTGGATACCAGACTATAACAAAATTAGTAGTGGTAATAAGCCCTATTATACTGATTCGGCAGTATGGGTGGACATGAATGAAGTTGGAACAGACTCTAAATGGTATGGACATGCTTTTGTTAAAGAATTTGATAAGGGTAAGCTAGAACAAGAAGCAGATATTATGACTGCTAGAATGCGTGTAGATGCGTCAAATATAGGGCAAGGCCGAACGATGGCCTTGCTTTTTGTCATTATGGATGAAAATAACATTCCCATTATGACAACATCAGTCTATGACACTGGTGACGGTAAAAATGAATTAACAGTCACTTGTAAGATTCGGGACAATCGACCTGGTTATGAAAAATATTCAAAAATAATTCGGACAAACAAATTAAAAAATTTAAATGGGAATATCAAAATGGAAAAACGTGGCAATCTATTTTCTTGGCTAATACAGTCTGATAAGACCACCATGACCCAAAACAACAAAATTAGAGTGGGTCAAGTTGTACATATTAAAAAGAGTGCGACTCACGCAGAGACTGGTCATCCTATTTTAAATGGATATCATGATTTAGATTATACAGTTGGTACCTCAAAAACAGGCGCTGATGGGTCTGTTGCTTATCGGTTAGATAATGGCGGATGGCCAATCTACTGGATTTATGAACGTGATATCGAAGAAGCACAGACGATTACTAAAACGACTCAACCACAAATTATTAATGAAACTTTGTATGATAGCAACCTAGCTCAACTAAGACCTAAAAAAGTGTTTTTCTGGCAAGGAGCCTGGGGCGGTACCAAACCTTATGAACAATTTTACGTTGGAAATATACGCGTAGATAGACATTACACTGACAGAATTCATGATGTAAAAAATACTTTTAAATCAGGAGATCATTTATATATTAATAATGAGACTGGAGAAATATTAGTGAATGGGTCAAACTTTACTGGCGCCCATGATTATGATAGCCGTTTCTTTACGATTGATGGCGGCCCTACAGCGATTAAAGTTATCACATCATCGTGGGCAGACATGCCAAAAATTATCGCAGGTTTTGAAAGTAGGTGGCTATCTTGATTCGGATTATTGATAGAACATTTAAGCCCGTAGACGTATTAACGAATGATGCGCCTAACGGGCTTACTTTTTATGATGATCAACTTAAAACAAGTATTGCGAGTGGATTATATACGCTTGAATTAAAAGTGCATAAAACTAATGATCATCGTAGTCAAGCCTTAGAAGTGGGCAACATGCTAGAAATGTATAACAAAAACAGAAAACAACTCTTATTGACCATTACGAATGTGGTAGAGAATCGATATGAGAAAACTATTTTTGCTGAAGATGCGAATATTAGTATGTTAAACGGTTTTGCTGATCCAATTGAAACGCCAAATTCCAGAGAACGATTGTCATATTACACGAATGCTTTATTAGAAGGAACTGATTATGAAGTATTGGTAGATGAATCTGATACAACGAAAGTAGTTGAGTTTCAAGGTTCAGAACGCAGACTAGAAATGCTAAGAAAATTGGCAACTGAATTTGGTGTTGAGTTGGAATTTAGTGTGCGGTATAAAGTTGGTTTTCCGCCGGTCTTTTACGTTAGCTTTTTGAAATATCGTTTTGAAGGGTCGTTTGGATTTAGAGTTTCAAGCGATGATTTGTTAGGTCCTGTAGAAAAAACAGTAGATTATTACAACGTCATTACCAAGTTAAATGTGCGCGGAAAACAAAAAGAAGAAAAAACACAAACAGTAACGCCAAAACAACCAGCACCAAAGCCTCAACCTCAAGTGGATAACCTCATTGAAAAGGTTATAGAAATTGCAATGGCGCAACGAGGAAAGCGCTATGTGTGGGGTGCTAATGGTCCAGCTAACTTTGATTGTTCCGGATTAATGAACTATTCATTTAAAAATGCTGGCTATACAAACTGGCCAAATTGGCGATGCACTACAAATACATATTGGTCTCAGCAAGGTCCTTTCTATCGTGTTAATTCAAACGAACGTAAGCGTGGCGATTTAGTCCTTATGGATACAGGGTATACATGGCCAGGAGACGCGAATCATGTCGGCTTGTATTTAGGTAATGGTGAGATGGTTCACGCTGGTGACCCCGTTCAAGTTGCTAAAACATCACACTTTACTGTATTAGGCTATGTACGTGTTAGAAAACCATAGAAAGGGGGTTAAATCTTGGGATATTTAGAAGATGTTAAACCGGGAGCAATCGCTGGTTGGCATAACTATAAGGTTCTCCCTTCCGTAACTGGAGCTCAAGCAGTCCTGGAATCAGGATGGGGGAAGAGCAAGTTAGCACAACCACCTTATAATAATAACTTCGGTATCAAGGCAAGCTCGGATTGGACGGGTCGCGTTGTTAATATGCAGACTCGTGAGGTCATTAATGGGGTTAGTCAGTGGGTTTATGCTGATTTTAGAGCTTATGATAGCTTGGCAGATTCAATTGAAGACCATGCTGCTTTTTTTACGAATACAGAATGGCGGCGAAATCATTATAAAGCGGTTATAGGAGAAACCGATTATAAAAAGGCTTGTTGGGCATTACAAAATGCCGGATATGCGACAGACCCAGGCTACGCGACCTCGTTGATTCGTGTTATTGAGCAAAACAAATTATACGAATGGGATCAAGAAGCATTTTCCGGAAAATCATCAGATGGGTCATCCAATAATACTAGTGGAACGACGTCCGGCAACCTGCAACCAATAGATAAAAAGGTCGGCGGTAATTTAAGTGATGCAGCAAGATCAGCCGTCCGAAATATAGGGGTGTCTGTTATTGGCGATAGTTTGGGAGTAGGGACTAAACCATACTTACATAAACTACTTCCTGATTCTAATTATGACGTCTATGGTAGCCGACAAATCACCCACAGTGATCCAATCTATAGCGGGATGGAATCTCTTAAAAAGATGAAGAACGCAGGCACATTAAAAAATATTATTGTAGTCATTCTGGGGACCAATCGTGGACTTGAGAGAACAGAAGTCGAAGAGTTTATGATGCTTGCTGGAGAAAGCAGGAAAGTCATTTGGGTAAATACTTTGTCCATGGTTAATCATCAGTATAAGGTAGATGAAGTTACTCATTGGGCTTCAAAAACCTTTAAAAATGCTTTTTTAGCGGATTGGTTATCATTTGCAAACGCCATGCGTAAAACTTGGTATGGTTCAGACAACATTCATATGATTCCAGAAGGGTATAAAAAGCATGCTGAATTTATTGCGCAAGCAGTTTACGAAGCAAGTACCGCTGATTTTAGTACTCGTAAGGCAGAAAAGTCAGTCACAGAATATCATACGATTAAAGGATTCAAGCTCAGTGAAGACGGTATATTGAAATATACTTCGTATGACACTGATGGAAATAAAACAGAAAATGAAGTACAGACTCATTACAGAGGCCTTGCCACCAATGGGGTTGACAGTTGCATCTATAACCGTGAAGCAAACAATAAATGGAATATTCAAGGTCAAACGATAAAGGCAAAATGGATTGAACAAGATTTTCAAGCTGATAAAGCATCTTTGCCATTGATTTATGAAGCGTTAGAGTTTATGAATAAGCATAAAGAACCCGCCATGACCTATCGAATTAATCTTTATGATATGCCAGAGACTATTTCCATTGGCGACTGGGGTCTTTTTATTGACCATGAATTCAATCCACCTTTATATTTGCATGCGCGTGTGGAGGAAATTGTTGAAAGTCAGACAAACAAATCATTGAATAGTGTAGTTATTTCGAATGTTAGAGAACTGTTAGCACCAGAAAAGTCATTGGTTGTTCAAATCCAAGAGGAACTTCAAAAAGAGCGTACAAAGCTTCTGAATGAGTGGAGAAAAGGAGAGCCGATAAAACTAGAATTATCTGCTTCCAATGGGTTAATCTTGGATGATAAAGTTACAGAAACTACGATAGCAGCGAAGATATATCAAGGTACCAAAGATGTCACTGAAGTATTTAGTGATTTCAGATGGGAAAGAGTATCACAAGAACGTGAACTTGATACTGAATTTAATAACCGGTTATCAGAAACTGAAAATACGAGTTTATTAAAAGTATATAAACAAGACATTATCGGCTCAGAAACTACATTTATTTGTAGAGTATATGATGATTCAGGGCAATTGGTAGGCCAAGCTGGTGTTAGTCTAACTATTCCATCTAAAGGCAGAGATGGTAAAAACTACATTACTTATATTGCCTATGCAAATAGTGATGATGGCACGAAAGATTTCAGCCGGACGGAGACCAACCGCGATTATATGGGGCAATACGTGCGTGAAGCTACAAAGAATTTAGTCTTAAATCCAGGACCCGTCAAATTAACCAAACCTCAAGGTTATGTGGATATAAAACCTGTTGTTAACCTTGAATATGGTAAATATTATGTCTTATCTTTCGAACCGACATTTGAAAGTGATGGTACAACTTCTTGGGAAATAGCAGATGGCAATGAAGTTCATACACATATTGGCGAATGGTCAGCCAATCCAACATATATATTTGAAGGAGTGGAATAAATGGCAGAGACACTTTACATCAGAGTTAAACATAAAAGAATGACCGCAAGCCAATGGGCGAGTAGTCAAGATGTCTTACTAGCTGGGGAACTCGGAATCGAGTCTGACACCGGCCAAGCAAAAGTCGGCAATGGATCAAGTCTTTATAAAGATTTGCCTTACATCGGTAAAACGGTAGATTTATCCGGTTACGCTAAAAAATCAGATATACCGGATACATCATCATTCATTACTAAAATTCCGGCTGAATATCTTACAGAGGATGAAGCTAAAAACATTTATCAGCCGAAAGGTAATTATGCAACAAAAGAGGAACTTTCCGATGTATCGACAGGCGGAAGTGTCGACTTAAGTAATTATCTGACAAAAAATACAGCGGATTCAACATATCAACCCAAGGGAAATTATTTAACAGTAATTCCAAGTGAATACGTTACGGAAGCAGAATTGCAACAACAACTTGGCGATATAAATACTATCCTTGCCAAAGTAGTAGGGGTGGTTTAATGGCCACGACCGCAGATTATTTAAATAAATTAGTCACAGATAGAGATAGTCTAATTGGTAGTGTTAATGCAAAAGGCGCGAGCTTGGCATCTACTGCCACGCTAGCCGAAATCAACCAAGCGATTAAATCATTATCGACTGGTACAGCCCCACAGCAATTTAAGCTTGTAGGGATTGGCGACAGCCTCATGTACGGCCGTCTTGATACGTCCACAGAGCGAATGTCAACACCTTGGATAAATACACTAGGGAGCAATTTAAACGCTGATACGGTGCTAAATTTTGGCGAAAGTGGGGCGTTAGTCTCAACCTATGCCATTAAATCAGCTAAGGCTTTATGCACTCGAGTTAGTGAGATTCCCGAAGACACAAGCCTACTTATCTTAAACGGCGGTACGAATGATTATGCTTCTGATGTGCCAATTGGGTCTATCAGTGATACACAGACTACCACTTTTTATGGGGCACTCAATGCTTATTATGGTGGGGCACGGCAACGATTCCCTAAGATTCGTATGATTGCTCTAAGTATCTTTGACACGACAGCTCAAGGGTCAGCAAGCACTAAGCAAGCCTATGTCGATGCACAACGTGCGGTAGCTAAAAAGTACGGCATTGAATTTTTTGATGTGTTTAAAGAATCAATGATTACCCCAGATACTGCTGATATGCAAGACGGCGTCCACATGTCACAAAGCGATGCTAGTGTCTTTGCGCAAGAAATCACGGATTATATTAATGGCGTATTTATAAACAAGCGTAGTGCAACTCCGGAACAACCATCACTTAAACTTGTATGGGATACATCTACAAATGGATATGACACTGTTAGCACTGTAAGCGGATATATAAAGACCGCAACTATAAAATTACAGCCAAATAAAACTTATGTAGTTACAACGGACGCACCTAAGCTGACTAGCAAAGATCAAGCATCGGTTTATGTGACAGCAGACAAAAACAATCTTGTTACAACACACTTAATACCTGGTCAGGAACTCGAACTTACGACAACCGCAAGCGGGGAACTTTATCTTTCGACGCGACCGGCGAGAGCCTTTGACGGTACCACTGCATCACCAAATGAAGATGATATAAAGTCCGGAAAATATAAAATTCAGGTTTATGAAAAATAAAAGAGAGGTGGTTAAATGCTTAGCGGACAAACCGGAAGCGACACAAACACCCTAAGACCAGTGGAAACATGGTCAGACGGTAAGCGAGCCTATTATAAATTCAAGCTTACTAAGACCGGACAATTACCAAGAATATATCATGATGGGGCGCCAGGGACTTGGATATTAAATAATATTCAAATCGAAAAAGGCGAGGCGCCAACAGAATTCCAATATGATGATATTCAAGAAGACCTAAACAATCCGGCCAATTATATGTGGCAACTCACCAAAGGGAAAGATGGGGAGAAAGGGGCTACTGGATTACAAGGCGCGCCAGGAACTCCCGGTAAAGACGGCAAGACACCTTATTATCATTTAGCCTATGCCAACAAAGACGCAGACGGCAACTTTGTAGATTTTACCTTTACCGATGATAAGCGCCAGTATAAAGGGAGCTATGTCGACTATAACCAGGAATCAAGTACTAATCCAAATAAATACACATGGGAGAAGTCAATTTGGCAAATCGAGCAAGAAAAAGCAAATCAAATAGATGTCAATAACGTTATAGAAATTCTTTCTGAAACTCAAGAAAAAATGAATGCTATTGACACCACGCTGAATGTTACTAAGGATAATGCGATTATTACTCACTCGGCCGAGTATATCACGACCATTGAGAAACTTGTCGGTAACGCAGATAATTCAGACCAACAACTTAAGCTTTTGCAACAGATGGCTGAAAAGATTGATACCTATTTTATTTTTGACGATGCATTTACTATTGGAAAATCTGATAGCAAAAATAAGGTAAAGGTAACAAACGAAGAGCTACAATTCCTAAATGGTGAAACCTTGATGGCCTATATGTCTGGGGTCTACACAGTCATGAAAAACGCTAAGGTGCAAGGATCGTTAGAGTTAAACAATCATAAGTTTACATCAATCGGTAGCGACATTACGGCTGTTGTTTATATTGGGGGGTGATTAAATGGCATTAAGTAAAGGTCAAATGTGGACGTTAAATAAACATCCATTAAACGCCTATGGGACTGCTGGTCATGCTGCCAAACGCGATACGTCTTGGGTTGTCAAGACTGTTGAGAAAGGTCAAGTAAAAGTCCTAGACGTAGCATGGGCGGACTCTGCTGGTAATGTTTATTATCCGGATAAAGGCGCTGGAACAATACCGATCTACTCAGTTTCCCAAGTCGGCGGACTTGGTGGACTCGGCTGGATACGTTCAGACGACAATTTATCAAATTCAATCATCACCAACGCCCCTAGTTTATCCGCACAAACCGGAGTAAATAATGTATTAACATTTGATAAGGCCGGAGAAAAGCACACATTAAGAATCAATATTAATGGAGAATTAGTTAAGTACATTACCGAGATAACCAGTAGTCCAGTAAATTTTCAGTTTACTCAGGATGAAGTCAATAAAATATTAGATCTCATGCCAAATGTAACGGCGAGCGATGTCGAGTATATATTGACGACCTACGAAGGGTCGAACATTATCGGAGATTTTTCCAGGTCTACAAAACGAATCACTATACCATTTGATGTTAAACCAACCATTGATAATATAGTTATTACTCCAATTAACGCAGTCGATGGAAAATTATATGAAAAGAAATCAAGTGTTAAAGTTGCACCTTCATGTAGGCCTGGACGAGGTGCAAAAATTAACAATGTATTTATCTGGGTTGGGGATTTTTTAGGATTAGATAATCCTTACACCTCTCAACCATTCCAAGCCTCAGGCGAAATTACAATTCGTGTGATGGCCACCGATACACGTCAACGGTCTGTTCAGACGACTCGAAAGATTAATGTATTACCGTTTCAAGGAATATCTTTAACAAACATGACGTCAGAACGTGTTCTTGATGAAAATGCAACGACTGACTATGTGAGGGTAGCTTACCATGGAAAAGCTTATGAATTAGATAATCAGAACCAGATTCAAGCAAAAATTGAATATCAAGAGCGTGGCCAATCCGTCTGGACAGTGGCTGGATCGCAGAACATCGGGGTTATATCAAATAATTATAGCTCCTTTTTTGATATCCAAGATTTATCCGATAGTAAATCTTTTAACATTCGTCTGACCCTCACGGATGGACTGGGTAATCAATATAAATTTACCACCACTGTTGGAACCGCAAGCTTCCCAATGACATGGGGCAAACATGGAGCGGGTGTGGGTGTGATGTTTGATAAAAATAATCCGGCAGCTTTACAAGTCGGGCAGGGCGGAATCGATTCTAAAGGCCCCATCAGAATCAACGGGAAAGCAATAAATATTCAACCCGACCCTACACCTATCCCAGAGCCGGAACGTCAACCCGACCCATTTACTAAGGGGAGTAACTCATCTGGGGCTTGGATAAAAGAGTCCAGTGGGAAAATTATTTCTACAAGGCAGGTTATAAAAAATATTAGTAATGGACAAAACATTGCTGAAACATTTGGAACATTTGCATTTCCTATTACGATGCCGGCAAACACAACGGTTTATATGAGCATAGACACAACCGGATTAAGTGATTCACAGATTGTAGAGGTTCAAGACGCTTATAGTTTGTTGCAAGTGGAAAAAAGGCGTAATGCTTGGGCGATTACACCGACCATGTATGCAAAATACACGATATCTCCTCGAGGGTTATTCCAGATTACATCTGGCACCCATCAATTAAGGATCAATTTGATGGCGGTAGGATTCGAACCATAGAAAGGGGGTAATTATGGAGCTATTTAAACAAATGTTTACAACGCATCTTTTTCAAACGATTATTGTCGGTTTTTTTGCGCTAGGGTCTTGGTTAGCAAATAGGGCGGTCAACGCTTACCGCCAATCTGTTAACAACAAACGGCGCCAAATGGAAAATGAGTCCGAAGAACAAGAACTATTAAAACAGGGGGTGTTAGCACTCCTAAGATTTAGAGTTAACCGGATGTGTATGCGAATCAAAGAAAAGAGTTTTATGACCTTAGACGAAAAGTTGGATTTAGATGATATTTATAAAGCGTATGAGTTGCTTGGTGGGAACAGTAGAACCCACTTAATCTATGAAGAGACGATTAAGCGTTATGAAATTAAGGAGGACAACTAATGATTGAAGATATTTTTAATAATAATTTAGCGGTGGCCTTGGTCATCGCTATTTTTGTGGCCTTAGTAACCGAAGCATTAAAATTTTTTGATAAAGATAATGTGCTACAACCACGTTTCATTAATTTAATTACTTTATGGCTTGGGTGGGGTTGCGGAATGATTTTTATGTGGCTAAATGGTGGTTCATTTGAAACTTATACTTTTATTGGGATTAGCGCTGGATTTATCAGTCCATCAGTTTATGAATATACAAAAAACTTAATGAGTGGTAACAATGAATAATGAATTTGATTTTATAACAAAAGTTGGCCGTCTGGTGGTTAAATATCCATCAGACTTTTTTAATTCCGTAGCCATCGCCCAGGCTTGCTTAGAATCCGGTTATGGCCAAAGTGAGTTAGCAAAACAAGCAAATAATTTATTTGGATACAAGGCTAAGCGAGGAGAATGGGACGGAGAAACGTATTTAAAAGAGAGTCCCGAAGAAATAAAAGGAGCTATCCACATCATGCGGAGTACCTTTAGAAAGTATGGTTCGTGGGAGGCATCCGTCAAAGACCACGCTAAAATGCTAAGCAGGTCTGACTGGTATAAAAATTATTACCGCAAGGCAATTAGCGCCAAAACACCCGAGGAGCAAGCTAAAGCGTTAGTTAACACTTATGCCACGGATTCTAAGTATGCAGAGAAACTCATCGATATTATCAATTATTACGGGCTTAAGGCTTATGACGAATTTCAGAAAGGGGAAAGACCAATGACAAAATTAACCATGCAACAAGCGGCCGCTAAGCTAGGACTTAAGCTAGTCGTCGAACCGCTACCGCTCACAAAAACATTTGGCCGAATAAACCGCAAGCAAGGGATTGTTATCCATCAAACAGGAGCGCCCGGAGTAGGACAAAATGCTAGAGCAATGGCTAACTACCAACGTAACATGTCCGACCCTAATAACCCAGAACAAAAGTCATGGAACTATCAAGTTGATGACACTCAAGCGATTATGTCATTTGATCACGACGTAGCGACTTGGCAATCAAGCGACGGAAATGGACCGGGCAATATGGCGCATATCTCGATTGAGAAGTGTATCAATGCCGACGGCGACTATAACAAGGCCTTTGATAATCTTGCCAAGCTGTGTGCGTGTATTTGTTATGTAGAGGGATTCAATCCTTCCGCAAAGATTAAACGACACTATGACTTTGCGCCCGATAAAAAGTGGTGTCCTGCTCAAATCATGAATGGTAAAAACGGATTGACGTATCAAGTCCTTAAAGACCGTGTTAATAAATACCTAGGCATCTTAAATGGTGCGACTGTTGGCCACAATCCTCAAGGCCTACAAGCCACTAAGACGGTTAAATACACTGCCCCAGAATTACCATTCAAACCATTAAAAGTAGGCGACAAGGTTACGTTATCGAAAGGGTTCTTATGGTTGGACCCTAGCAAGAGCGAGCTATTATTATCTAAGCGACAAAAAGAGCTAGAGCTAACCACGGATATAATTGCTGAAATCAAAGATATCCCAGATGTCAACAATTCGAAAATCGCTTATCGTCTTAAGAAATATAATTCATGGATTTTGGAAGAGTATTTATTAGAGCCTAAAGCGGATTGGAAGATTGTCGATGAAGAAAACAAGGAAGATAGCAAAAAAACAGAAAAATTACCAGACGGACATTTTATTTGGAACGGTAAAGAGTATAAAATTGAAGCCGTAAAATAAATTAAAACCCTACTTCCTTAATCGGAGGTAGGGTTATTTTTTATGCTTTCAATATATTTCATATATTCCTTGGCGGTAGCTAAAGTCATGTTATTGATGTCTAATTTTCCTTTCTTATAATTGTCATGAATCTGTTGCTTGATAGCCCCATTGGTATCTTTATTTATTCTATAACCGGTGAGATCACTATTTATTAGATTAACAATTTTTTCAGTATCAATTATCATTTTTCTCATCCTTTATCTTTAAATATAATAATGCCAACAGTATAGCTGTGATTGCATATACCATTTGAATTCCCCTTTCTTAATGATATAATAAAGGTAATAGGAGAGGGGTTAGCTCTCCATTACCTAAACGATTGCTACTTATCGGTGCGGTCGTTTTTATTTTTGAGTTCCTTGTAGGTCAGATATGCTACAATCGCTGTTATCAGCTCTGGTATGTTTTCAATCACTTTCTCAAGTAATTTTACTATGTTATCTTCTTTGATTTTGTTCACTTCCTTTCTATTCCTTGGTTATCCTCCTCTCAACTTTCTATAATTATTATACATAATATTATGTATAAAGTCAAGTGTTTTATCAAAATAAATTAATATTTTTTACAAAAAAACAGCCCTGACTTTAAGGATAAAAGCACAACCCATTAAAGGCTGTGCTCTTTTTTTATGTCATCATAGTATTTACATAATGCCAAAGCATTATCCAAAGTTAGCCTGCCTATTGTTTCTGGTTCTTTTCTGTATTTATCAATTAATTGCCTAGTTACGCCTGTTTGTCTATTTATTTCATAACTGCTAATATCTGTTTCTAATAATTTTTTTATATTTTCTTTGATTTCCATCAGTGAATCTTCCTTACTCTTGCCAAATATGATATACTTAAATAAATCAGAGGGAGGGCAAGGCTCCCCTGATTCATTACCGACCCTACTCTATTTGAGTAGGTTTTTTATTTTTTCTACTGCTTCTTCTTTTGTTTTTGAGTCTTCAATTATTTGTATAATCATTTTTAACACTTTGTTGAATTGTTCATTTGTCATACCGTTTTCCAT